AATTTGTCCAATATCTTCAGCAAACTGAGTTCCTGCCGTGCCTAGTTGAGACAAAAAAGGTCGTCCTGCAATGTTTTCGCCTTTTGGTCCACGGCCTCCAGCAAATTGAAACCCGGCTTTAGCCATTGCCAACCCTACGTCTTTATCCCGGTCTGAGTCGTAATCTCCGATAATGTTTTGAAAAAACGGTAGGTATTCGTCGTAATAACCTTCTATGTTCTGGGCGTTAGAAACTCCGCCACCGCCATCAAACTTTTTTACAGCACCGCCTTGGGCAAATCCTTGCACCGGCTCTTGTATCATTGGTGCGCCCGCAGCCATCAAGGAACCCACACCTTCTCCCATATCAGTAGGCATTCCAACTTCCGTAGACATGTCTACGTCCTCGGTCATTTGACGCATTAAATCGCCAATACCGCTGTTCATAGCGCCTTCTTCGCTCATCATAATGGTTGGTTGTACCATTGCCAGTACAGTTTCGGGAGTTGCCATTGCGTCATCCTGACCAACAAACTCAGCAAGTTCCATGCGCCGTGTTTCTAGAGGCATTTGATTGCCCCGAATGGCGTTGATCATTTCTTCAACATCTTCTGCCGCGTCAATACCGTCCATTGTTTGTGCTAGGTAATCCAGACCTACTTGTTCGCCTTCCATCTCGCCCCGTTCTTCGATCTCCATAGCTTGTTGTTCCGGAGCAGGACTCATAGGTGGCTGCATAGGCGGTTGCATAGGCGGTTGCATAGGCGGTTGCATAGGCGGTTGCATAGGCGGTTGCATAGGCGGTTGCATAGGCGGTTGCATCGGTGCTTGCATAGGGCCGCCCTCTTGACGATAAACAGGCCCGCCGTTAAACATGCGTCGATCCATTACGTCGTCGCCTCGAATCTTAATAGAAATGTCGGCTTCTCCGTTTTGTGGTATAGGCATGTCGCCAATACTTTGGATCAAATTTTCTATGCCTTCGGGCATTTGTTGTCTCATCATTAGAAAGCCCTCGATAAACCGGCTGCGCCCATTGCCAGCCCGGCGACCTGCTGCCCAAAACCGGGGCTGGGGGAAGATTGTTGGAGAATAGAACTTTGGGAAGACGGCAATGCTTTAGTCAAATCTGCCATAAACCCAAGTTGTTGGAACGGCTGCTGGTAAGCACCCTGTTCTGCTTGGTACTGAGCATTAAGAACGTTTTGTGCTTGTTGCTGCTGCATACCGCCGTAACCCATCAACTGTTGAGCGTCTGTATACTGTTGAGCTTGATGCTGTTGGCCCAGTCCGGCCTGAATCTGACCTAACGCGCCTAATCTTCCGCCCATCTGACCTGCTTGACCGGCTAACGCGCCAATGCCTTGGCCCATTTGACCCTGTTGGCCCGCCATCGCCGCCAATTGAGCAACGTCAGCCTGACCCAATTGTCCGTATTGAAGACCCATCTGGCCGCCCATTTGTGCGCCTTGCTGCGCCATTTGCGCCGCAGACATACCCATCTGACCGCCTTGAAGTGCCGCCTGTTGGCCCATTTGACCCGCTTGCATACCCATCTGACCGCGTAGTTGTTGGGCGGACATTCCCGATTGAGCTAATGCTTGGGCATTTTGAGCGGCCTGTTGTTGGGCAGACATGCCAAGACCTGCTCCGGCTTGCGAAAGTTGTCCTTGAACTCCTGCGCCTTGTAATTGACGGCCTTTGCTTTGCTCAAAGGCTTGTTGTGCCTGTTGTGCGGCCTGTTGGTAACCTTGACTTCGTAACTGAGCCCCGGTCCGTGCCTGTTGTTCCAAGACATTTCGACCAATTTCAGCTTCTTGAATTCCACCACGGGAACCGCCGAAGGCCCCTGATTGTACTTGTTGTGCCCTTGCGTCGGTTTTTTGTTTCTCACCTAAACGGGCAATCTCAGCTTGTTCCGCGTCAATCACGTTTTGTGTATACGGGTCCATAAACGACGAGATACCGGACGGGTTAAACTGGTCAGAAGATCCGGCCAACCCTTGTCTTGCGGCTTGTAAATCTTGTTGCCCTTGGAAGGCGCTTTGTAGTCCACCACGGGTCGCTGCGCCCAATTGTCCGCCTAACGCTTGAGACGTGCCTAACGCACCGACACCAACGTCACCGGCCAGTTGCTGGGCCTGTTCTGCGCCAAGCCCTAAACGAGCTTGAGCGTCTTGAGCGGAGCGTCGGCCTAAGACCTCGGCACCCTGTATACCAGTCATGGCGGCGTCTCTATACGCATACGGGTCGTTTCGAGTAGCTGCTGCCAGACCTTGAGCCTCTCTTAACGTGCCCATGCCAAGACGAGTGGCATCCATCCCTTCCTGAATCGCAGGTAACGCACCTCCCGTAATAGCGGCTTGCCCGGCTTGGGTAGATTGTAAAGCACCCTGTAAATAAGGTTCGTAACCGCCAATTCCAGAACGAATGAGTTCTCCAGCGCCCAATTGCTCCGAAGTCATTCCCGCAACACCCTGGGTAGGAGGAAGAACTCCTCCTTCCGTCATTTGTTTCATGTAATCTTGGGCTTTGTTGTAAAGCCCCATCTTGTACGCCGCTATATTCGGGTCTTCGTAGACGTACTGCCGGGTTATCTGTTCTTCAGCCATTGTTAAACCCTCGACTCAAAATTATTCATCATGTCGTACATGTTCCTCATGCCGTTCGACCGACTTCCGTTACCGGCCCCACGTACTGCTTGAGCAGTCATTACAAACTCGCCATCAGAAAGCATTGCAGGAATGTCGTCCGACGTTTCCGTGCCCTGACCTGCTATGGCCCCGGTTCGTGGCGGGTAGTTATTCACGTCCATACCGCCACCCCCGGCTACCCGAGCGGTAGACTGATAAGATGTTCCTAGCGGTTGGTTATATATAGGTTGTATCTCGTAAGCGTTAAACTGACCTGCGCCGCGTGGAGACAGCTTAGCTCCGCCAAAGGGGTCGTATTTATCCGGGTCTGCTTCTAACAAAGATATCGCCTCGTTAATCCCTCCTCCGCTCATATCAATAGATTCCGGGTTGTCCCCGGGACTCACCAAGTTACCGACTCCCATAGCAGCTAATGCAGCAGGACCGAATTTTCGCATAAAATTAATGTCACCAGAGTTCTTCAGAATTGTGGACACCGCGTCCTTAAATCCTTTCGTTCCAACCTGAAAACTTTTGCCCGCTATTTCTTCTGCAGCAAGACGCCTAGCAGACCCGGGCATAAAGATGTCTCTTAGTCCTTCGAAAAAATCGTCTCCGCCGGGTCCTAATTTCTTAATACCCTCCATAATACCGGGAGTATCTACCGTTCCTGTTTCCAAAAAATCGACGGGGTCTATTGATACGGGCTTGACGGCTCCTTGCCCCGCCAGAACTCGTTTTTCAAAACCGGGGTCTATGTAGTTTGCTTCAGGGACGACACTGACCTCGGAGACTGCTTCAGGGACGACACTGACCTCGGAGACTGGTGGGGTTGCTGATTGTAAAGCAGCTTCTCTAGCCGCCACTTGTTCTGCTGCAGTACCCGTTATTCCGCCCGTAGCAGTATAAACAGCTTCTTTGAATGGAACACCTTGCCCCACTAAAATCTGATCGACAGTTAACCCTTTACTAAGCCCATCGTTAACTATGTTTTGAATGGTATTTGCGTCCATACCCGGTACTTTGCTAAGTTCCCTAGATAAAGTTTCTAACTTATTAGCGTTTAAAGCGGCTTCGTGGCCTGTTCCTAAAGTAGCCGAAACATCAACACTTGGACCCCCGGCTTTAACTAAAGCCCCGGCATCCCCGGCAGATTTTCCTGCCGCCATTGCTTCTCTAAGGGTTCCCCGAGGGCCCGTTATGCCCGCTTTAAAACCGGTGCCAAATTTACCGCCCGCTTTAACAGACCCAATTCCTCCAGACACGCCTTTCATCACACCCGCAGTTAAACCCCCGATTGCGGCGGATTTCAAAGCCTCGCCAAAACTTTCACCTTGTATTAAACCCCCTATTCCGCTACCTATCGCAGCACTTGCAATAACGCCAAGACCGGGGAGAAAAAAATTCAAAGCAATCGGTAAAATTATTTTGATCGCTTTCTTTAAAAACTTGCCCAGTTTCTTGAACATCTTTTTAAGGAAAAATTCAGGCTGACCCGTAACCGGATTAATCGAGTTAAAGTCGTTACCAACCACGTAACGTTCAGGCTCAAGGCCCATGTCACGCATTTGTTTATAAATATTTTCTTTCAGAATAGGGTTTTTGCGAAAGACTTCCATCGGTATAACCGTTTCGCCTTCCGCCGCATGAACCATGAAATCGTCTTCATGCCGTCCATACTCAGCAAGTTGATCAGCAACCTGCTTAACTGAAGCAATTCCGCCATCAGGCAGTTCATCGTCGTCCGCAAACATACCTTCTTTGGCAGTTAGGAAAGTAGCAATTCCTCCTGCAGGTACTTGAATAGGTTCTATATTATCAAAATCTTCAAATTCGTCGTACTTTAATGCAGATTCAGCCATTGTCTTTTATGCGCCTATGTTTAATTGTCACAACAACATGCCACTTACGGCGCTTAACTCCGACGAAAACGGAGAAGATATTCGTACCCAAGTTGTAAAACCCGGTAAAACGAGTCTAAACTTATTTAAAGTAAACGTACACCCTGATTTCACCCGTGAACACTCACTACAATCGCCCCTTTGTTAATAATTTGGACGGCTCCTACTTGGCCTTCGGCCTCTAAAGAATCTCTGGTATAAGGCAATTCCCTAGACAAATCAAACCATTCATCGCCATCGTAAACCTGCAACAATTCAACAGAGGTGTTCCATATAACATCCCCTGAATTAAACTTCAGCTGGTCTCGATCTGTTCGATTAAACTGAGGGGTCGAACTAGGGTCAAACGCGCCTAAACTTAACTCTAGAAGACGAACTGCTCGATTAAAAGTCTCACCATCTACCGTAGTATTTGGGGGCGCAAAAGGTAATCGACCTCGAAGTAGTTTACTCATCGTCTTCCGTTAGGTTGAAGGTCCAGTCGGGTGCCGCCAATCCGGAAACCAACTCCTAGTTGTATACCTGTAGAAGCATCATCGTCTGACTCAAACCGTAAAGCAGCCTGTCGAGCACGTGCCCGCATGTCTACTTTTGTAGTAGACGCCGTAAAACTTGTCGTCTGGTCCGTGGTCAATGAATTACCGGGATAGTTACGCGCTTTAAGGACCACGTTTAACTGCTGATCCGATCCGCCGTTCCCCGTAAATTTAACGTCCGGTATCATGCGTTTTATAAACTGGAACTGTTCCCCGTCACCTATGTCAAAATCTGCGGACTCCACGTAAACATTACTCATCGGGCTTCCGTCCGCGTCATTGCCGGTTTCATGCTGATAAAGGTAGTTAGAGTCGCTATCCGTTCCGGTAGCACGGGGGAAAGAAACAATTCCTTCGTCTAACCAAGCGGTTCGCGCAAGTTGTCCTATGCTCCAGGTCTGTTCTACATAGTTATAAGTGGTGTACCGGTCAATAGAAAGAGAGTCCGAAGAACAATAGAACCAGCCCACTTCGTTAAATTCTTTGTTTAAAAACCCAAAGAATTGGTAGGCTTGACCTTCGTTTATGTCGTCAAAGACGTAAGAATGTACACTGCATTGCACCGGACTTACCGCCCCGGAATAACTGTAAAACCCTTTTTTGTCCATCCAAAACACACCAGAAGGGGTGTTAACCATTGCATTAGGCCCTACTAAGCTTACCCCTTCGTTAATTAAGTTNAAACCAAACGTTAAAGGGGGCCCAATAAACTGCAAACTATAAAGNGCTACGTCTGTCCANATTAAAGTTTCTTGTCGAGCCCGTAACCCACCAATAATNTCAGATCCGGCAGAACATCGTAAGGAACCTGCCGTATTAGTAGACTTAGCTTCCCATTCCGCCGCGTTTTCTTGATCAGAAAAAGCTACTAATAAAGGATCAATGGACCCGGATCGAGCGCCACTAACAATGGGATCTGCGCCTAAAACAATAACGTGCCGATCTACGTCGGAAACCAGTACCTGCAATCCTTTAGTAGGCGTTAGATTAGCGCCGCTAAGTGCGGACAAAGCGACCGCTCGGCTTGTTCCTAACGTATCTGCACTGGTGTCCCAATAAAAAATACCGCCAGAACGCACGTTTGAGATTAAATCTTCGCCAAAGCTGTCCATTGACCACAGTCTTAGCTGGTTTAAAGCACTTAACGCACTACTAGAGCCGAAGGTACCTTGACCCCAGGTTCCAGAGCCCCAACCAGTACCGTCTACAAAAACGTCTAATCCAACATTAATCTGATAGGCCGCAACAATAGAGCCTCCACCATTACCAGAGTCGCTACTGTTAGCAGTAAGGGTGTCCCCGGAGGTGTCTTTAGCCGTTATAGTATAAGTATTGACCGTAGGAACAGCATCAATCTGATACTCTTGATTAAGGGCAGCAGCGATAACAACACCACCAAGGCTCGCTGCTCCACTAAAGGTGACAAAATCACCCGCCGTAGCTCCATGAGCAGCGTCAGTTATGGTGAGCGTACTTGATCCATCGGTTGCAGCAAACACCGCATCGCCAGCAGAAGTAGTGCTACGCAGAGGTGTAATGTCGTTATAATTATTACCCTCTTGAATGTATAGTTTGGTCCGAGTGCCAAGACCTAATAACTTTGTACCACCTAAAGATACCCAACCCAACAACTTACGACCAGTGCCGTCGTAAGCAGAGGTTAACAATTTAGCCCATCCGCCTATTTTTTCAGGAAATCCTTTGCGAAACCGCATTAAATTCCCGTCAAACCAGCCGCCTTCCGCCGTGTAATCAGTACCTTCTTTATTGATTCCGGGGTTAAACAAAAACTTTTGCAAAGGCATTACGCATACTCCCCAGTACGAATTATCTCAGTTACTTCAGGAGCCCTTCCTTTAACTTGCTCTGCCCACCGGCTGTTCATAAATTCATCTGCGGCTTCATCAAAGTTTTCTGCTTCCATCGCAGCAAGAGCATTCTTGAAGCCTCTTAGTCTGGTTTGCCCAAGGTTAAAAGATATATCGATCATGGCATCTTGCCTTGCTTCGTTAAGAGCACCAAACCAAAAATATTCGTCATTTAGTTCGTTTCTTACGCGCTTAATATCATTGTTCAAAAGATAATCTACTTCATCGTCAGAAAGTCCAAGCCCCGACGCACTGATGTTTCGACCTACGCCTACTGTTTCGTAACCTTCACTGCATACATAAACTGCGCTACGAACGCCTTCATGCCGTCTAAGCATCTCTATTAACTCATTACTCATCAGCTTTAGACTCCTCTTTATCCAATTCTCGGTAATATTTTAAAATACTTAATGTTTGTCTTAAATACCTTTTTATTTCCGCCATGTTAGAAGATAGGTTTTCATACCCTTTGGTGGTTAAAGAATACCACACATTAGTTGGAGCATTTCCCTCTTCAAGGTCTGTTAAATACTCTTCCATTAACTGCGGGTTAAGCACAGTCCATTGGACTGGATATCCTTCAATGGCGTTTGGAAGCGGAGGGTGGTACACGGGGGCTTTCTTTTCAATAGTAATAACTTCTACTGGGTTAACCGTAGGTATGCTTTTACCACCAAAAACAGCACAACCGCTAACCAGAAGAAGTAAGACTAGGAGTGCCAACTTCATCAAATTGGTTTGGATTCGTAATGGTTTTAAGGTCATTTAACACATCTCCCGTCCCA